TTATTTTTCCAGTGAGCCTATCGATTCTTCTTTTTACTCTCTTACTGTACGATTCGAGTTCTTCGTCTTTTTCTTCACCTTCTGCAGATGTTTCTTTTACTTGTTCAACAGTTTCTTCCTGTTCAACTTTTACTTCTTCTTTTTTTACTTCTTCTTTTTCCGATGGTACATCAATATCTACATCAGGTCCTGATGTATCAATATCTACCATAGGAATATCTTTGTTTTCTTCGTTGTCTATTGGCATAGTTTCCTCCTATGAAATTAAATGTAGTGCAACATAAATTCTGGGTCAGCAACGGTTCCCAAAACTTCGTCGTCGTTAAGAATACGGACTTCTCCGCCTTCTATTGGTAGTCGTGATCCAGCATATCTTGCAAAAATCACCCAATCTTTTTTCTTACACCAAGGGCCTTCAGGAAATTTTTCTTTATCCTTATACGCGTCTGGTCCTATTTTCAAAACATAACCGCAGTTAGTTGCGATTCTTGCTTTGTCTAAAGATTCTTGTGAAAATATTAAACCACCTTTAGTTTTTTCTTTTGGTGTAAAAGGTAAAACTAAAAGTCTCCAACCAGAAGGTTCTGGTAAGTTGTCTATTACTTTGTCAACATTTGTTTCGTCAACTCTTTTTAACTTTTCTTCTTTGTCTTGCTCTTTATATTTTTCTTCAAGAGCCATCTTTATCTTCGGGGTTTCCGAAGTCGATAACGTTTCCTTGCTCATTTTTTTGCTCCTTTTGTTCTAGCAGGTTAGAGATTTCCTGTTGTATTATTTGTAAAGCATGTGCTTTACCAAGTAGATACTTGTATTTTTCCATATTGTCAACCGATCCAGATGTATAAGTTTCCTGGATTTGGTTGATTCCCTCTTTCAACATTCGTTGAATTTTGTAAACAATTGTTATTGGATCAATCATACTTTAAATGCCTGTAATTCGTTTAATTTTTCATTTGCTTCTGCTATTTTAGTAATTAGTTTATCCACTTCGTCAATGTGTTGTGGGTGCTCACCAATGCCTACAGAATTTTCTAGGTATATTTTAATTGTTGCATCAGCTTCAGCTATCTGTGCGTTATATCTTGCTTCTAGTGCTTCTAGTATTACTCTTTTCATTTCTTTCTCCTTTTCTTTAAAATTCTTACTCTTGTTTGCCAACAGTATTCTGTAATTTTTATAGCATATGTTTCTAATTTAGAAAACATAATATCTAATAGTCCAAGAAAATTATATATAAATCTGTCTAGCATTTCCAACGTCTTCTGGCTTGTCTAATTCTAGAATTTGGATCATTTCTAGTTTTAGCAGAAGATCGTTTAAGTTGTCCAAGTGACCTTGCACAATATGACTTTCTACGTTTAGCTGCCGCTGAACCTTTCTTAACTTTCCCTGTTACTGCAGTTTTTAATTTTGATCCAGGATTAGCTTTTCGATATGCTCTTACACCTTTAGCCGTCATACCAGCACCAGATTTAGTAGGTCTGTAATTAGCTCCCGGACCTTTAGTGGTCTTCCTGATAGTCATTACTTTCTTTTTCTAGCTGGTTTTTTAGCTGTCTTCGCTGCTCTTTTAAAGTTAGCTTCAGTAGGCGCACCTTTAGCTCCTGGTCTTCTCATTTTTTCATTACTACCGGCTTTGATTCTATTTCTTTTCGCTCGGATGTTAGCGTATAGACCTTTTGCTTTTGCCATTTGTATTAACCTGTTTGAGTATTTTTTTTGATCTCACCTTTTTTCTTTAATGCGATCATACTTTTATCTTTACCTGAATAAACCTTACCATTTGCTTTTTCATGGTCAGGTCTAGGTCTTACTCTAGGTTTTGGTTGATAATCAGTTCTCATTATTTTTTTCCTCCGTTTTTAAATATTTGTGTTCCCTTTATACCATAAATACTCGCCACGACAAGGATCCATAAATTTGTAAACCATGTCGGGAGCGATTGGAAATGCTCGAAGAAGATTTTTATCTTGTCCATCGCCTGTGCGTCGTCTGAAAAGACTCCATACGCCAAAACCAGAATGGGCAGTGTCAATATTACAAGAACCGCCTCGTCCTTATAATCCGATTGTCTTGCTTCTAGCAGTTTTCCTTGGTAAGCTTCCTCACCACGAGCTTGACGCTCTGCATGTAGCAGTTGTGCATCAGACATTGCAACTTTTGCCTTCTGCTTATTAGCATAAATTTTACTTCCAGCAGATACGGCTAATTTTAGTGCCGAAAACCACATGTTAGTACCAAGTTACAGTTGATCTTTTGTTTTTTAACATTCTTTTTTGGCCTTGTACTCTGTCAGTTTGAGATTCGTTTGGTTTTGACATCTCAACAGGTATTCCGCCCTTCAAAAGACCGTCTTTGTTTGTAAATTTTTTAAAATCTACTTTTTTAGATTGGGTTTTGATCATAAGTCTCCTATTTTAATTATTATGTATCTTTTTTAAGTGCATTTTGCAATAAAGTTTTCTCAATAGATGTCTCAGCTCTCATTTCAGCTAATTCTTCGTTTTGTTCTAACTTATTGTCTTGGTTTTGTTGGTTCATAACCGCTTTCATACGATCTAATTCAATTCTTTTAGAGTCATATTCTTTTCTTCTTTGATTTTCAGCAGCTCTTAGATCTAATTCTCTGGCTTTTAGCTTAGCAAGAGGATCATTATCGAATTGAGAAGTTATTTCTTTCTCTTCCTTCATAAATTCTTCTGTCATTTCAGCAATCAACACAGCTTTTCTTGCTTCAAACTTATCAGAAAACATTTTTAACTGTTGTTGCATCTGAGGGTTTTGTGCCATCTGTGGATTTTGTTGAGCTTGTTGTTGTATCTGTTGTATCTGTTGTATTTCTTGTGCCATTTCCATTTCAACTTGTTCTTGAGACATTAATGAAATGTGTTCAAAAATATTTTTCTCAAGACTAGCCATAATCATTGGGTTATTTCTAGCAATATTTGTAGACATAAAGTTCATGTGAGCTGTTATGTGTGCTCTATGGTCTTGACCAGGAAAAGCTTGAAAAGGTTTTTGGCCCATTGCATCAATATGTTCTAATGCCGGGTCTTTTGGAGCCGGTGGTTGAGGACGTACTAATATTGAATCTACATCTTTTACACCTAATGCCTCATACATATTTCTATAAACATTATATGTGTTGTGAATCTGAGGATTGGACATTGCCAGCTGTAACTCAGTTTGCGCTAAAGATATTCGCTGTGATTGTGAGAAAATATTTGGGTCAGCAACTGGCAATATATCTATCCTATCGTCAAAGTCCATTTGTTTAACAGTTCTTTGACCACCGACAACGTCGTAAGGATATTCTTGGGGTAAGTATGTTTTAAAAACTCCTGAAAGTAATTTAAATTCTTCTTTTAATGCAGAGTAAATTCTTTTGTGGATTGCAGACATTGTTCTACTTCCTCTTTCAAGCAAGGCAACTGTCGTACCCACTGCGGCTTGCTGATTCCCATCTCCTACTTGCAGGTCTGCTATTGAAGCAAATCTTTGCCCTGCACTAACTACGACACCCATAAGCTGTAATAGAGTTTGTGAAGGCTCTTTGTATGGAAGCATCATAAACGCATCTCTAATACTGCCACCTGGCGCATCTACATCTCTAAATTCTCCTGGTTGGATTGATTGTGCATCATCTCTAATTCTAATACCTCTTTGTTTAAATCCTGCGGGTAAGTTTGATAATGTTCCTGCATCCAAAAGAGATCTTAAAGCAGCTGTCGCTGTTCTTGATAGTCCACCAATCATGTGAATTAAACCAAAACCATAAAAACCTAGTCCTGGTAAAAATTTAAAGTGTACGAAATAATTTATTTTCTTTTTCAGTGGGTCGTTTTGTACATAGTTTCTTCTAATAGATAAAATTTCTTGTGAATCTTCTTCAATAGTTACAACATAAGGTAATTTAATTCCTGTTGGTTCACCATCTTGTCCAATATCTTCAAATCCATCTATATCTAAATCAACATGAAATTCTAATAAAGTGTGCATGTCTTCGTTTTTCCCTGTTTTCTTTACACCCTCTAATTCATGTTCTTTTTTTTCAATTTCACTTTCTTTGCCTCGACCAGCTTCAGGAATTTCTACATCTCTGTAGAATCCTGATATCTGTTGTTTTCTCAAATCATTATCTGTAATTTTAATTACATGAACGATAGATTCCGCATCTTCTAATGAGGTAGCAGAATATGGAACCACTAAATCGTCCGCAGGGACAAATTTAGAAACGGCTCGTCCTAATAAATCATCATAGTAAACTTTTTTAAAAGTTGATCCAGCTAGTGGAAGATGAAATAACATAGAATCAAACTCAGGCTCGTATTCCCTCATTTGATCCATGATTTGATAATTCATAAATTCTTTTACACGGTTTGCTTGTTGAACTTTTTCTGGAGTATTAATTCCTAAAATTTGTGTTCTTACTGGTCCAGTAGCCGGGAGTAACTCTTTATAAGCGAGAGCCTGAAACTGTGTAACAGCTTCAGCCAAAACCGGATGAGTCGCGCCCGAGGCACCTTGAAATGGTTCTGATCTTTTTTCATATTTAAATCCTAATAAATCAAGTCCAGTTGTGTATGTGTGTTCCCAATCTTTTCTTGATGTTTTATAATCTTTATAATTTTCAATTAACTCAGCACTTAATTTACCAGACTCTGTTTCATCTAAATAGTCTGCTAAGTTTGCGTTGTGGTCTGTTGGGGGCGGTAAGTTTTGTTCATCACCGTAATTAATATCTACTGATCCGTCTTCGTTTTCAATTACTTCAGACGCCTCTGTAGGAAACTCTGTATTTTCTGGTTCAGATATTTCTTGAACCATTTCATCTTGAGTTACTTCTATAGTCTCATCTACGTTTGGTAGCGCTTTGTCTATTTCTGCCATTTATTTTCTCCAATCGAACTGTTTTAACATTGTTAGGTTTTAAATTCAAGCCTTGTGGTTGAGGTCCGGATTTAGGGGGTAAAAGATGCAACTTAGGGTATTTAGTCATTTTTTAATAGCCTCATTATACCACCATTCATAGCGCCATCTCTGAACATTTCATCATCGAAGTCTGTCATTTCTTCGAGTCTTTTGTATTTGTCAGCTTGTATTTTTCTTCTAGCATTTATTATTTCTTGAGCATCATCACTATAAAGTTTTAAAGCTAATTTTTCATCTCTACTTAATTCTGGTTCTTTTCCAAAATCTTCAGGTAAACCTCTAGATGGTCTAATGTTTTGTAAAGCCATTTTTTTATTAAAGGCATCTGTTAATGCTGATCCTAATCCTCTTTCTCTTACATACCCTGCTTTTTCTTGTATATCTTTAAAAGGAATTCCCATACCACCTGTTAACATTTGTGCAGCAATTTCTTTTGGTGTGTAACCTTCTTCTTGATATCCAGGGATGAAAAAAGTTTCAATACCTGCACTAAAAGGTAAACCCTTTGCTAGGGGACCGGCCGCTTTTAAAGTTGCACCAGTTGCTTTTTTTGCACCTTTTATAATGTCTTCTACAAGCTCTCTATCAATAGAGCCTTTTTGGTTTTTAAATCGATCCGCTGCTTTTTCAAACATTTCTCTTTCACTTGCAAATTTAGGTCTGTCTATTTCACTTGTTCTTTTAACACCGTCTATTTTTAATAAATCGTTTATTTGTGATGAACTTGTGTTTTTATTATTAATTAATTGGTCGTCAACAATACTAGATACTCCTGTTTTAGAATCAAAAACAATATCTATTTTATTACCGATTGGTTTAACTCCATACTCTGAACCTCTAATAGTCAATTTTAAATCTTCTAATGTTTTATCTAGATTTTGTGCAGCAGGTGTATTTCTATTTTCAGCAATTGATAAAAATTTTCTTGCGTTTTCTAACTGAGCGTTACTCATGTAATTAGCTGACTGAATGTTATTTGGAAATGCAAGGTTTGCTTTATTTAATGATTTTTTACCAATGTGTTCAGTAACATAAAAATTTTTAGCTTTAGCTTTTTGTTTTATTTTTTCAGCTAACTCTAAATCTGTTAATGCAGGTTTTCCTTTTGGATCATTTGCAGTATAATTATTATAACTAACATCACCTGTTTTTGGATTAATAGAAATTCTTACACTATTTAAAAGTTCTTTATTATTTGCAATATCGTTAACAGACATTTTAGCAAGAACATCATTCTGTTTAGCAATATCTGCTTTTACTTTTTTATATTGTTCAGCCGTCTTTTTTCCTGCTTTTGCTACAGCTTCTGTTTCTGCTTGAACTGCTTTAAGTCTAACCTTGTCTTCTGTGTATTTATTGTAATTATCTGCAAAATCTGAATAACTATTAAACACTTCTTTTTTAGAAGCTTTATCCAAACCAGAAATTTCTGGATCTAATAAAAATTTAACATCATCGCTAACTTCAGTGTTCATAAAATCTTTTATAGTTTTGCCATCTAATTTTCTATATAGGCCTCTTTTGTCAGCAGACATAAAATCAAAAAATTTATTTAATCCTTCTCGCAATTGAGGATCTGATTCAATTTTATTTTTATAAAATACTTTTTTATATTGTGATAAAGTTTTACTTTTTTCTGTTGGAGAACTTTCTAAATTTGCATAGAACTCAACATTGTTATAGTCGAAAGGTTTAAGACCTTTTTTTGTTGTTGCATCTCTTCCACTTGTTATGTTTGGTAAATTTAATTTTGGTGTTGATAAATTAAAAGTCTTTTTTCCTTTAGGAACATTACCCGATTCTAATTCTAATTGCCAATCGGAAGATAGTCCATCTATCATCGCATCAAAATCTTTTAAACCATAATTTTTTAAATTATTATCAAACCAATCTTTAGTCCAGTTATCAACATACTGCCTTGCTTTTACAGTTGCATCATTAACTCCTGTTGATCTTACAGGTTTTATTTTTTTGAAATCTTCTAAAGATTGACCTGCTTCTGAATAAATGTATTTATTTGTTTTTTTACCGTCGATAGTTTCTTGAACTCTTTTTCTATAGGTATCTGTTTCAGGATCAAAATTTATTTTTGAGTTTCCTTCTCCCGGTACAGAACCGTATTTAAAACCTTTACGATTTTGCTCTGTAAGAATATCTAGAAATTGTTGGTGGCTTGGACTTGGCTTATACACTTTTACCACCAGAATATAATTTCTTTAATAAAGATAATCTTTTCAAAGCGTCTTTTCTAGTTTTTTCATTTTGCACTAAAAGACTTTTTCTTAATGCAGCTTTTGCTTGCTTACTATTTTTTAATTTATTTAAATTTTTAGCATATCTTGTTAAACTTGACGTAGATTTTATAAATCTACTTGAATCATTACCCATTAATTTTTTAAACGGATCATTATAATCTACATTCATAGAACTTTTAACTTTTTTAGATTGTCCATAAGCGTCACCACCGTATTTAAGTTTTACTCTACCACCGTTCATGTAACCACCTTGAGTAAGGCTATTACCTGATCCTGTTCCAGGTGTACCTACCAGTTCTTTCATTTGTACGTTAATGGTTTTTTGAGGTGTTAAATTACCAGGGTTTTGATTGTACTGTCCACCAGGTGTTTTAGCATATTTACCATAACCCATTTTCTTATCATATCTGTCATCTAACGCTGCAAGATCATCATCACTCATCGCTAACATTTCTTCTAAAGTATAATTCTCGCCAAGGTCTCTAGCAGTTTGCATATAACTTGGAATCGCTCTGTTTAAAATCTGTGCAAGTTCATCTTGATTCATGAATTCAGTTTTCATTCCTGCAGGACCACCTGGACCTATTGGCATAGGACCTGGATCATTAACTCTTAAAAATTCTTCAAACTCAGGACTAGCGTCCGGAACAGATGGGTCAAAACCAAGCGTCTCTTTGGCTGTGTTTTCATCCATTGCGAAAATTTCATTCATTGAAAGACCTTGAAACTTTGGTCCACTTGTATCTGTTGCCGTCATTTTTGAATACTTACTAGTATCAACTCCTAGACTTGCTAAATTATTAAGAGCAATATTTCTTGAGTCTTCTATACCGCCATCAAAGTATCCACCTTGATATTTAGACATGTCAAAAGGAGCTGGAGCTTGAGTTGGTGGTTGAGGATTAACTGCAGGTTGTTGTGGAGCAGGGTTAGCTGTTGGCGGTTGTGGTTGTGCGGGTTGCGCACCTGGTTGTCTTGCTAAGAAATCTAATTGCGATTGTTTTTGTCTAGCTTCTAAATCAAGTGATCCACCTACTGCTTTGTTTACTCTGCCGCCTGTTTTATTTTCTTCTCTTAAATCTATGTTTCCTGTAATACCTTGTACTTCATTTAAAGTATCATTTATAGCTGCATCTTTTGAATCTGTGTACATATTATAACCTTTGTTTAGCGCTTGTGCTGTTCTAATTATTTTACCTGTACCAGGTGCTACATAATCCAATAAGTAAGACGCGGCTGTTATAGTTTTACCATGCTTGGTTGCATATTCATTTGCCGTTTGTAAAATATTTTGATTATTAGTTTCAGTTTGAATTGTTCGTGCAGCGTTTGAAGTTTCAGGTAATGAAGAAATTTGTGCAAAGTCTGAACCACCGCCCACTTGTGTATAAGCGGATTTTGGATTTGGAGAAATATATGACTCCGCTCCATATTTTTCTCTTAAATGATCTTTAAATGATAGATTTAAATTTGTATCTCTTGGTGAATAAGTTGCACCTGCAAACGTCCCTGATTTAAACGCCTCCAGTGATGCATTTTCAGGTATTTTTCCTTTTTCTTTAAAAAAATCATATCTAGCTTGGTCATATAAATCTTTAGTAATACGTTTAATACCTTTATCATCTGTGTATGATTGATCTTCAAAACCATCATTGGCATCAGCTCCCATATCTTTTGATTGATCTTCAAAACCATCATTGGCATCAGCTCCCATATCTTTTGATTGATCTTCAAAACCATCATCAGCTGTAGCTGATTGATCTGTACCTGTAGCTGCTGCATTTGCTGCATCATTAGCTGCTTCACTTCCAAGATCGCCGGTATCAGGAAATAAATTATTTATCATGGTTTTATCGTAAGTACCATCATCTTGCCAACCTCCTGAAACTGCATTTTTTACATTTTGTAATTCATCATAAGAATCTGAAGTAAAAGTTAATTGACCTTTAAATTTTGGCTGCTGTTGTCTAAAACTATTAAAACCTACGGGTGATCCGCTACCAGTATGATTTTTTAGATAATTTTTATATGCTGCAACAGCTTCTGCACCTGTTCCTCCTCCTGTAGAACCTGTAGCTGCGTTATTCGCTGCAACGTTTGCAGCTTCACTTCCAAGATCACCTGTATCAACTTGATTGTTTGTACCTGTAGAACCTGTTCCACCTACGTTTGAACCTCCTGTAGAGCCACTATATGGAGTTGCCGCGCCATACCCACCTGTACCTGTATTACTTCCCATACTTGGAGGACGATTATTTGCACCGGTATAAAGATTGCTACCCCCGCTGCTCGTTCCTCCAGTCCCGCCGCTCGATCCTCCTGATGAACCGCCTGAGTATCTACCACCTGATGGACCGCGACCAGTTGAACCGCCAGGTACAATTAAACCACCTCCAGTATTACCTGTGCCTGTATTTGTAGTTCCTCCACCTCCTCCAGTTCCTGGCTGCGAGCCTCCCGAAGCGGGCGGCGTGGTGCTAGTGCCAGTGAATGGATTAAAAGTAGGAGCTGAACCTGTTGCAGTTCCAGACTGACCGACTCCTTGTCTTGCAAGGTAATCTAAATATGATTGTTGTTTTTCTTGAGCTAGTTGTTGCGCTGTAAATGGTGAGCCACCTACTGCTAAATTTGTTCTAACATCTAATTCTACTTTCTCATCGTCTTCGTTTAGTTCTGCTTCTAAAAAAGTATTTAGTTCTGGAAATTTATTTGATGCAAGAAGTTTTCTAAATCGCATTTGTTTATTGTCGTTTGCATCTCTTTGTTTTTCAATATTGTTGTTTCTTATTTTT